TCCCAGCTAGGCATCATGATAAAAGCACCTCTATCAGCTCGTCGGAAAAGTCAGGCGTAATGCATCGCACCTCGCGCGTTCCCCAATACGGATATTTAATAGCGCAAATACTATCTCCTTCTGGAGATGGTATAGCTCTCATTAGCTGCCCGCCGGGACCGTAAATTGACCAATCGTACGGCCAAGGCTCAATTTTCCAGCAATCAACGCATCCATATCCGGCGGCTCTTGCGCTGCCGATATAATTAATGCTTTTCAACAAGCCATTTATGCGGTCTGGATCTCCAACGCAAAACCATGTCAGTGACTCAACACAAATAACATTTAATGGAATACGCCATGTCTTAAATGTTCCGCCTGTCGTTATAACTTTTCCGCGCTTTTTCCCAAAGTCAACATATGTTTCCGCTAAAAGTGAGTTGAATCTTCTGTAACGATACGTAATATACTCTTTAAGCGGCTTAAAGACAGCCCACGAGCACGCGTAAAATGACTCACTGCGCATCTTGACAGGTTTTAGCGCGTCGGAAATGTCAACATCTATCCAATCCGGGGAACCGTAGCTGGCATTATAGGCGCGATCAATGTCTATCTCTCTTATCCGCGCCCACGCAAGAGGACCGTCAAGCGGTAGACTTTTTTCTATTGATGAAAGTCTAAGATTGGCAAGCTCGGCTGTGATTTTAAGCGGTTGCACTCTTGTATCACCTCTACTTTTCTTCTTCTTTCGCTTCTTGTTCTTTTCGCACGGCTACATATAAAGTAAGCTCAAGTACTACATTTCCGCGAATGGTCTGAATAAAATTCTCTGCTTCTTGCCAGGCGCGCAACCCGTAATTCCTTATCCTGTCCTGCCTGTATCGTCCCGTTTTTATCTCTTCTTTGTTGAATATAGCAAGCAGCGGCTCGATTACGCCCAGTATTTCTTTTAGTTTTTCAACTCGGTAAGATATTCTAAAGTCTTCCAGCGCAACAACGCAGTTTTTTGCGCAAACATTTATCGGTGCTTTGTAGAATAAATGTTTTTGTCCGCTTGTTGACAGGCATCCTACCCACGGCGACAAAGGCGGGGAAAGCAAAATTTCTCGCCACTCGCGACGCGTAGGATGCCATAATCTTTCTTGCGTCGCGAAAACCGAATAAAGGCGCATCGAGGAGTTTGACAACAGCCCTCCGCAACCAGTGCATAATGATTCGCTAAGAGGAAATCGCGCACGACATTTATCTGAGAACATATCAGTAATTTTTCTTTTTTTAAGCAGTCCAAGGCCGTTAGTTTCCCCGCCGCACAGCCAACAATATTTATCCGGCACCGGTTCAAATTCAGGGCTGCTGTACGTGACGAGCTTTTTGACTATTTTTTCTTTAGTTTTTTTGACTATTTCGATAGGCGGCGTTTTCAGCATTGCTGTCCAGATGAATTGCGCAGAAGTTTGCATAATCATATCCTTTTTTTGGAAATATTCACATTTTCCGGCACCCAGCATAATCTTTGTGAGCTTTCATGCCAGTACGGGGATCGTATTCCGCGTACAGCCACTTTGCCGGGCAGTATTCCTTTGGGCAGCTCCTCGGCTGCAGGGATCGCCCGCGTAAGCCTGCCGTTTCGCGCCACGCTCCAATCCTCCTGGCAGAGTGATACTTCCCAGTAATCCACGGCCCCGTGGCCCTGGCTGCTTTTCTTGCCGATATACGATACCGCGCGGCATAATTCTTGCGTCGCATTCAAATCCCCGACAGCGTACCATTCCAGCCGGTCGAATAATAAATTCACTAAAGGCATCCGATACGCTTTGTATCTGCCCTCTTTTTGGTTCACCTTTCCGTGATATTTGCCGAAATCAATATATCTTTCATAGTCGTCGTCAAATCTCCTGTGCCAGTACGTGATATACTCGCACAGCGGCGGGATAGTATTAAAGCTGCAAGCCCAGTACCAATCTTCGCCTTTCCCCCGGCGTTCAAAAGGAAGTTCGGGAAGAATCAATTCTTCAGTAAGCATGTGGCTGCTGGCGTTATAGTACGCATCTTGATGATATTTGCGCATCCAAGCCGAAGCAAGGATGGAATCTAAAGAAAGAAAAGGATCGGTACAGCCGACCCTTCCGTCTTGCAGCAGACAAGTAATTTTTAATGGTTTCATTTCTTTCCGCTCGCCAACAGCAGCGTCAACTCGTCCGCCTTATTTTCCAGATACTGGTCATATAGCTTAATTAAATAATCGTCATATTTGTCCTTTGCGTCCCCAGCCAGGGCAGACAGCCACAAACTATCAGAGTCAATTTTCAAGAATTTCCCCGCTGGTTCTTTTTCCCCCGCGTACCGCCAGGAATATTCAACTTCACACAATCCGCTGCCGATTCCGCTTCGCCCCCCAATGTAAGGATGCCCCCCGAATTCCACCAGCGCCGACACGAATGCCCCAATCTCTAAATCTGTCATATCGCACAGATCAATCCGCTGGTACAAAACAGAACCAGCCGCGAATATTTCTATTGTGTAGCGCATCTGCTGCGGCGGGTCGTCTTTTTTTCTTTTCTTTTTATCTTCCGGGGCCGGAAGCTCTTCTCTTTCCTTTAGCTCAAGCGTCGGCTGCGCTACGGGTAAAGCGTCCTGCCCCGGCGCGTTAAGGTATTTTCGCAAATTTTCATTTTTCGCGTCGTCCATGCGGGTGAAGGATTTCTCAAATGTCCATTGCCGCCATGACGGAGCGTTCGGATCTCGCAGTTCGGCGGGTAAGACTCGCTGACATTCGGCTACGAGAGGATACATAGCGCCGATTTTTATTTTGCCAGTAAGAATTTGATTGCCTACACCGCCGCCAAAGACTGACAAAACAGGAATGTTGCGCCGGTACATACGCGCCTGGTCGATGTCTACCGACTGCGGACCGCCAAGCGAACCGCCGGAAAACAGTAAATGAAAAGTTTCAAGCGGTACGGCAATCCCGCCCAGCTTGTCCAAAAAATATTTTGCGGACATATCGCGCAATATCCCGCGATATGAATTTCCGCTGTATAAAAAGCACTCCACCGGCTGCCCGTCAGGGCCGATAATGATGTCCTCTGACAGGAAACTATCTGGGCCTGTACTTTCTCCGATGTGCGACAACGAACTAAGTAATACAATTTTGCCGTCCAGCCTTATATTAAGCGTTTTTTCTTTAGTTTTCATAATCAATTACCCCTCCTGTTTCCGTATCGACAAATTTGGTTTCTAGCGGCTTCTCCCGCTCCAACCGATCCCGAACAAGCAGCACCACCAGCGCAGTTTTTTTATAAAGAAAGTCCAATACTTCTTTATGTTCCACTTCCTGTAAAACATCAGTAAGAAATTGTCTGCGTCCTTTGTCCTGGACTTCGGCCACAGAGCCATCTTCAAGAATTTTCATGCTTATCACGCCCGTTGGTCTGGTACACGCCCAGCGCGGGTGAACCGTTTCACAACTCAATTTTGGCTTCAGCTTCTCAATAAAATCGCCTAAATCCATAGCGCGTTTAGACGCGCTTTTAACGGCACGTTCAATCATGCCCCACATATCCGGAGTGATCTTGAATCGTTTTGGATTGCGACTTCTGTAGACCGTGTAAACTAAAAGTGCGGCTGTAGCCGCTTGTTCGTTGTTTGTATCAAAGTTGTAGAACATCCAATTTCCTCCTTTTGCGTAAAATAAAAAAAGCACCATTTTTAATCGGTGCTTTCACTTTTGGTTGCCGGTATTTTACTAGTCTTGAGTTTCGTAATTTCAAAAAAGGCTTAGCTGGCCCTGTTTGTTTACCTGCCCCTCCGCTTCGACTTCTGCCTGCGCTTCTTTTTTTTGAGCAACGAAAATTCCTAAATCAAAAAGCCTTGTCCCCCTATGCGCCGCAATCCTTCCTTCTGTAGACTGAAACTCCGCTAGCCCAAACTGCCTTATCCTGTCCTGCCTGTAATTCCCCGTCTTTATCTCCTCTTTGCTGAAAACTTCATATAACTGCTCAATCAGTCCAAGCCATTGCGCGAAAATTCCCCTTTCCACGCACACGGGAGTTTCTTCAAACTGTACCGGATATCCGTCTCGCGAATAGGCCACATTCGCCCGGTAATGAAGCCACTTTTGCCCGCTAACCGCAACGCAAACCACAAAAGGCGGCTTCGGCGGTTCAAGTAAAATTTCTTTTAATTCCGCCCGCGTGGGGTGTGATAGCTTGTCCGGTGTCGCAATAATGCTGTAATTTCTAAGCTGTCTGTAGGCCAGGCAAAAAGCGCATCCAGGGCAGACTGATTTTGATTTCGGCCACCTGGCTTTATCGCGATCGTTAAACGTCGCCTTGATTGCCGCTTTTACCGGCTGCCCCTTTCCCCCCGTCTCCCCGCCGCAAAGCCAGCAGCGGGGATCAGGCGCGTCAACGGCGGGGGTATCGGCGTATGTCACTTCTTTCCCCATAGCAAGCGGTACCGTCCCCGTTTTTAGCGCGGCTTCCCTGATTAGCTGTGTCGGTGCCCAGATTTTCACATTTTCACCACCTTTGTAACCCCACATCCCATCGGCGTCTTAGCTCCAGTTCCGGCAAATTCCGCGAATCGCGCAAGCAGCCATAATTCTCGCAATTCTTTTTCCCCGCCAAGCCATCTTAAGCACACATTTCCGGAAAAAGCTGTATACGGCCTGTAGTCGGCGATGTTAATTTTACAGCTAGTAATATTTACGTATTTGAGCTCAACGCGCTCCGTTCTAACCCCTTCAATCGGCAACGCAAGAGAAATTTTGTCAGCAAAAAGACTGTTCCACCTTGTTTTCCAGCTTTTGATAATTTTCCACGGGTCAGGCAGCGGGTAGCTTACCTGCGCCACACGGAAAAGAGTCCTCTCAAAATGCAAATTCACCCATTCATCCATGTTCACGCCCGCGTCCCGGCGGTCACGCTCGTCTATTATTTCAACGCCGGACATCTGCTTAAAAATTACCTCCAGCGCGGGATTAAGAATATTTACAATATCCGGCAGGGCCGTGCTGAAAGGATTATATTTCGGCGTAGCGTGAATAAATCTGGCAAACTGCGGGGAACTCTTATTGATAATTTTTAGCGTTATAGCATAAATTTGCTTTCCGTCAACAAAACGCTCCGGCAATCTTACTTTTATAATTAATATTCCACCTCCCGAAAAATATCCGCCTTTCTTGCCGCTTTGAAGGCCAGCGTAATCGCGCTTAAGGCACGGCGAAGCTTCTTGTCGCCGCGAACTTTTTTTCTGTGCCGATGCATGTAAAGCATAACAGCGCGGCTTGTCCGCCCTACCGCCTGCGCAATTTCCTTGACCGGCCTTTTTTCAAGATAGCCGTCGATAACTTTCTGATCTTCTTTGCCTGTCCATCGCCGCCGCCTGTTATTTAGTTCCAGGTGCTTGTATACGGCAGTTTTTGACAGCCCCATCATCCGCGCCACTTCGAATCCGTTTTTTGTTTCAGCGTATAGTTCCCTGATTCGCTGCTTTTGCTCCGCTGTGATATTGCGGCATCGATTAGTTCCCGAACTACCGTTCCCATGCTTTTGCTCTTTGTGTAACTTTCCGCTTTCAGCCAGGCCAATTGCGCTTTCGTTACCAGAATGTGTAATTTGTGCCACATCCGCGTTCCTCCTTTTTTTTGTTTAATTGTGGAATGAAACGGCAAAATAAAAAGATCCCTACCCGAAGGAAGGAATCTAAGGATGTTGCCACATTAAGGAAGCCGTGCTTCCGCCTACTTTGCCAATATTTTTCTGTCAATAAAAAAAATCACTGCACCCAAGGCCGCCTGACTAAGGACCATAGCCGCGTAAATTTCCAAATCCTGACTAAATTTTAGTTGGCTAAGCCAATTTTTCACCAAATTCAGAAAGAAAGCCCCCGGAATGGCGCAAATCACCCAGCGCAGGATATACAAAGCGTAAGACTTCATCTAAAACCCTTTCTAACACGTTTATTTTGGCGAATATCGAAAGATAATCTTTTCTGAATGTTAATACACTAGCTAGTCTTTTTTAGCGCGGTATTTGCGATCCTGGAAAGGCGTTTTTTATTGACAAAAGTTTTTCGGTGTTGAGACATTTTGTTTCTTGATAAAATTTACAAGTACCGCAATTAACGCGAATTTCTTCCTCCATCGGGAATGGTTCCACCCCTTTTCGTTGCTCCCAGAACGGACAATTGCGGGTATCTTTTACCCGCCCGGCTGCTCTGCTCTCAAAAACAAACATCCAATCGTCCACCTTTACGGAATATGGAACGGCGTTTTTATTTTTAAGAATCTTAAATATATCTTCATGATTTTTCACGATTGCTATTTTTCGCCCGTAGTTAACTTCAGCAAGGTTTTCTTCTATTCCAATGTCTTTCACATATTTAAAAAAATCTAGTTCCATTTACTTGTCCCTCCGGTAGAAAAGAAAAGGCAAAAGCGGCAGCGCGAAAAGCAAAATCAGGCACAGAACATTTATCACTTCGGTGTGTCATTTTTCTCACCGCCTGGTTGATTTCGTATAGACCACCACTTTGCGATCGCGCTTACCGCGTCTATACCGCCTTCTACCGCCACGTAACCCATGAGAGAACCGACAATAGCGTATAACGCTTCGTCCGGGAAGTCGGGATAAAATCCCTTTATAAAAGCAGCCCCGGCGGCGACCAGGGCTAAAATAAACTTACGGCTCGTTATGCGCTGGAAAAAAGGAGTCATTTATTTTTTAACCTCCTTCAGCACGTATTCAATTCCACGTTTTATCAATACCGCTGTTTCGGCCCTTGTGATAGCGTCGTTTGGCCGGAAGCTATCCGCTTTCGCCACCAGGCCGCGTTCCATCATCCATTCAATGTCATTTTTTGCCCAATGATTTACAATGTCTTTAAAAACCGCCACAATCGTCCCCCCTTTTAAATCTGCAAATAGCCTGTCCCACGGGAATTTAGGCCCCGGACAATTAGTCCGGTTTACGCTGTCAATCCGGTAATGACCGATTATATGATCTGAGTCTACCGGGATTTTCCATTTTGCTATTAGCTGCTGGTGCAACCACAAGGTTGCTTGATACTGCGCTTCAGTAAGGTTGCCATCGCCACCATTCGTGCCATACCCCTCGTGTTCTATGCCGATTGTTACGCTGTTTGGGTTGGTTCCGTCATAAAGTTTCCAGTTAGGCTTATTCACAATTCCCGCGTGCCATGATGAATCCTCGTCCTTGACTAGCTGGTGAATTTCCCCCGTTCTGGCCACGATATAATGAGCGCTGGCTTTTGACTGGGGATTTTGCAGCCAGGACAGACAGCCGGGAAACGCGCCAGCAGTAATATGATCTACTATAGCGATAATCTTTTTATTCTTGCGTCCGGCGGTATAGTTCGGAGTGCCTGACCATTTAATAAGCAAAAAATCGCCTCCTTAAAAATAAAAAAGGCTTAGGCTGTATCATACTTATCTAGCTCGCCCAGGTCTATCGCCAATTTGAAAAGAATTATTTCGTTATGTGATATGGGCAGGTTTGCGTTTAGCTTTGTCAACACGCTTCTAATTGGCGGCGAATAGTCGTTTGGCCTGCCAAAGGTGTGCTGCCTGTGCCCGAAGTGGTTGTTCGACATATTTTCTTTTTCGAATACGCCATTGTTTGTCGGCATGGCGTAGTTTAGTTCCCTGCACTCGAAGCAGTAGCCGAAATCGTTAGCTATAAGTTACACCACCTTTAACCAGGGGGCTTATCGTTTTCCGTGTTCATTTTTTGCCTGCGAATACTCGCCAGCATCCATAATTCACCAGTAGTAAACGCAAAAAACGCGGCGATTAATGCCGTTGGTTCTTTACCGATTTTTAGAAATATATATAAAACAGCGGCGGCGAAAAACATATTTAACGCTACCACTATTGAAACTATCGCTTTAGAAAATTCAGATTTCACTTCCTCACCTCGTCGCGTAACTGATAAGCGCCAGCGCAAGCCCAACGCCGCCGACGATAAAGCCCCACATTTCTTTACCGCCTTTGCTTAGACTATAAACTCTTTCAATATGTTGCTCACACTTCCCCAGTCTTTCCCGCAAGCTATTGTAATCCCTAATCAAAACTTGGGTTTTAGCCAGCTCGGCACTTGTTTTTTCCAGGCCCTTGCTTAGGTTGACCATCATTTCATAAAGCGTTTTATTATCATACCATTGCGCTTTTTCTATCAATAGCTTCACTCCTTAAATAGAAATAATTGCATTTTCCCCTTGACAAGCTAAAGCCCGTAAACCCTATAGTAAGCTTTGGCTTTCTTTGTCCAAGAGCCTACCACGTAGATAAATTCCACGTAGAAATCACCAGCTTCATTAGCGTGGATATCAGCGGAGACTTTCACGGTATCAGCATCTACTGTTTCTATCGTGGCGGGGGCCGGTGTGGTTACCTCCGTTCCGTCACGCTTAAAAATCTGAAATGTTGCGCTGCTAACGGATAGCGCAAGGCTATCTTTGCGATAAACTTCGATCCCTTTGCGCTCGATTGTGCCGACAAACATATTTTTGACATAAAGCTTGTCTACATCAAGAATTGTCACAATATCAACTCCTCTACAGTCAATTACCTCAAAATCCTAACAATGATTGGGTCTTTCAGTAATCTGACTATAATCGGATCTCTTAAGTCCCTAACAAATGTTGCAAAATACGGCAGCACCACGGTTAATCCAGATGGCGTAACGCCTAACATTACTGCAGAAGATGGCTCAAACACCGCATCAATATCAATTTTCGGTTTCGCCATCTGCCCCGACATTAAGGCGGAAATGGCGCCAAATTTAAATCCACTCTCCAAACCCGCAAGAAGCGCTAACCCCTGCGCTAATGTTACCGGCGTTTGAAAAAGAGCAACGGTGTTTAATCCAGCCGGAGGCGACTCCCCCGATGCAAATACCGGCGCCAAAGTCAGATTGGTAGCGCTTAACAGGCTGTCAATATTGGCAACCCCTGCGCCTTGGGAAGGTATGGCCCGCAAATTAATAGCGCTTATCGCTATTGACGGTACAATTAGCCCGCTGCCCAGGTTTGAAACTCCAGGAAAAGCGCTGATGATATTAGCCCCTACACGCTGGGATAAACCTGTCCCCTGAGTGGGTAACCCTTGCATGCTTGCGACGATTGACGCTCTGGCCAGCAAAGGATGACCCATTCCTAATATTACCGGCGCCGCAAAAAGACTTACCGCACCGCTTGCTTCGGATATCGTAGCAAGGCCAATGCCAAACGCCGGAATCATTGTTAGAGTTGCGCTGATTGTGATATCTTCCGGAGTCGCTACGCCTAAACCCTGAGCTGACTTCACACCAAAGACAGCGTCTATATTAGCTCCTGCCTGAAGGGGAGAGCTGACCCCCAGAGCGGCCGCCAAAGGTAATGTACTCAGCAGCGATAAATTATCCGGCGCTATAGCCGTCCCTATGGCGGGCGCTGTCACCAGGCTCATATCGGTCGAAAATTGCCCCGGCAGTGCTGCCCCCAACCCTTGGAGAACCGTAGCCGCTAAACTAACGATGACTGAAATATTATTAACAGTCGTCTGGCCCGCTCCGATTGCTGGTAAGACTGAAAGCTTGCTTATTAATGAGGCCTCGCAGGACGAAGCGCCAAAACCCAGAGCAGATAAAGCAACCAGATTAACTATGCTTGCAAAACACCCTGTCCCTAGCATTCCCCCGCCCAGGACCGGAGTTATGCCAAAACCTGCTGCTATTTCTCTTCCTACCTGCAATGATGCACCAATCCCCAAGGCCGTTAAAGCTTTCAGATAAGCGTCAATCGTTGCGCCTGTGATTAACGCCGAACCAACCCCCAGCGATGGAGCCGCCGTCAGGTTGACAACGATGTCCATGCCTGTTTGCGCCACCGCGCTCATGCCCAAGGCCGCCAGCAAGGGCAAGGAGTTGCCCATCAAAGCGTCAAGAGATTGCCCGAATCCGACAAGCGAAGGGGTACTTAGCACTGTATTAATTTCTGCTTCGGGGACCGAGCCAAAACCCATGCCTATTGACGATGTCATCGGGACAGATATTCCGTAAGACATGCCTGTAATCTCAGCCAAACCAGCGCCCAAAGCGGATAAGGCTAACAGGTTTGTAGCGGCTAAAATTCTTTCGACAGGAGACTGTCCTAAGCCTAATGCTGGCGCTATAATATTTAATATCGTTTCGCTTGTAACTCCAGATGATAACGACGCGCCCATCCCCAGGTCTATAATCGCAGCCAGGGCCATATCAGCGACAAAATTACTGATAGCCGTCTGCCCCGCCCCTAATGCCGGGATAATAGACAAGGAGTTGTCCAGTAAAAAATCTGTCGGCGGGATGCCCGCGCCCAAAGCTGGCAACGCTTCCAAAGCTGCTGCAATCGTAGCTTTCGGAGACGTCAAAAAACCAACTCCAAAGGAAAAAGCTGGTTGAAGGTTTGTAATGATGTTCAATTCTGTCTGTCTTGGAGCGCCAATGCCTAAAGCAGATGACAAATATAAGCGATTTAGCATCGACATTCCAGCGGGGGGAATTCCTACGCCCAAGAACGCTGAAGTTTTCAGAAGGGCATCGGAAGTAAATTTCCCCGATAATTTTACGCCCTCGCCTAAGGCCGGATTTATCGCAAGACCGGTTGTAGCGTCGATGTTTTCAGCTGACACTTGCCCAAGGCCCGCAGCTGAAATAAGTGAAAATGAATTGCTAAGCGATAATCGTTCGGATAGCACACTTAACCCGAATGCCGCTAATAATGAAAACCTATGGCCCATCCTCCCCGTTTCCGCTACAGCTTTGCCGACGCCAGGGGTAGAAAAGAATGAAGATAAGCTTGCTTGCGAAACAACCGGGGCTGCTCCAGCGCCAGATGCCGGGATTGCTGAAAGGATAGTATCCCCCGCAGCGCCAAACTTTGCCCATAGTTCAACTATGCGGTGCATTTATCACCACCTACTTTTTGCCGCTATATTTGCGGGGTAGCTAGAATCATGTCTGCTTCTTCTTGTGTTATATAGCTCTTTGTAACATAGTTTTGTATTTTTATAACGTCAATTTTTTTCAAAATCCACATATTTAAAATGAATTGATACATTTATTTTCCTCCTTTTAACTAAATATCTAACAAAGCCAAAAACGCATCCTCTAACGCAGATATTCTTTCTTCGCTTGTTGGCGATACAATTACATATTCCCACCATACGTCTTTAGTTGCGGGATTTGCGTATAATACCGCGCTTTTCCCTTCTTGCTCCTGGACGTCAGGCAGGGCTTCAATTAATATGCCTGTTTTTTCAAGTTCTTCTCGTGGCTTATTAAATCCCTGTACTGGATCGAATGGCATATTGTGGATTAGCCCAACCTGGTATTTTCCGTCTATGATTTTAATTAAATCGCCTAAAAATATCATCAAACACTCTCCTATATTATGCCTTGTTTTGCATTATAGTAAATAATGCCGTTTATTTTAATGACAGTTTTGCCCGGAGAAACATAGTGCGCACAATACACATTACCTGACGAATCAACGGCTATGCCACTACCATTGGCTACGTCCGTCTTACTCCAAACTTCACCGCCAGAAGAGTCAAGCTTGCGAATAGCCTTTCCTGGCGAAACAACATGTACACAATACACATTGCCTGACGAATCAACGGCTATGCCACTACCATTGGCTACGTCCGTCTTACTCCAAACTTCACCGCCAGAAGAATCAAGCTTGCGGACAATTTTGCCTGACGAAATATTATGCGCACAATACACATTGCCTGACGAATCAACGGCTATGCCGCGTCCAAAACTTACGTCTGCTTTACTCCAAACTTCACCGCCAGAAGAATCAAGCTTGCGAATAGTCTTACCTGATGAGCTATGGTGCGCACAATACACATTGCCTGACGAATCAACGGCTATGCCGCGTCCAAAACTTACGTCTGCTTTACTCCAAACTTCACCGCCAGAAGAATCAAGCTTGCGAATAGTCTTACCTGATGAGTTATAGTGCG